ATGAAGACGGAAACTGTTGAAGTAGACGAAAGATTTGGCAAGGAATACGCTGGGAGATACGTTTTTCAAGAGATCAGCTGGGCTAAGCGAAATCGGATACTGCAGAAATATACACGTTATAATCCTCAAACAGGCTCTATTTTAACAACAGACTACGTTGCGATTCAAGCTGAAACAGTAATGGCAAGCCTAAAGGAACAACCATCGAGCAAGCCCATCACTGTCGAGAAACTGTTAAGTGAAAACTCTGAGGAAGGCGTTCCCATAGAGCTTGGCGAATTATTCAGCAGAATAGCTAACAAGCTTTGCACAGTTTCAAGACAAGAAACAGCTTTTTTATCAGAGCCATCAGAAGAGACAAGCCGCACCCAGCCCTCACGGTTTATAGGCTCTGCAAAGAGTTCGGATGGACGGTAACAGAGCTTAACAAGCAACCAGCTAAAACAATTGAGCAATTCCTCATAATTTTGGGCGAAGTGGACAGGCAATCGCAGGAAGAGATTGATAAAGCTAAGCGTGAGGCTAAACTCCATTGAGTGTTGAATTTAACGTTACAGTTGAGGATGAAGATTTCAGAAGGAAACTGGATAAGCTACCTGATTCTGTGCGGAAATATGTGCAGCAAGCCTTGAACCAAACTGCTCAGACTGTTATGATGCGTGCGAGACAGCTTGCTCCGGTGAAAACTGGAAGGCTTATGCAAAGTATTTATGTTGAAATGGTGGCTGAATACATGTTTAAAGTTGCATGTTACGTGCCATATGCTCTTTTTCAAGAGTTTGGAACACGGTATATTGCACCACGCTATTTTCTAACTCGTGCACTTCAAGAAAGTCGCTCAGAGTTTTTGTCAATTATGGGTTTAAACTTGCAATACGCATTAACGGAGGCTTCCAGTGCATGAGCAGTCTCGGCGAAATTTTTGTTACAATTAGAGCGGTTAACGAGGCTACGCCAGAGTTTGAAGCTGTAGGCAGTGACGCTGCCCGCATGGGAGAAAACATTAATTCAGTTAGTGCAGGAGCCACTTCAGCCTTCAGTCAGGTTGGCGTTGCAGCGACAGATATGGCAGCTAATGTTCGAGGTTCGGCAAGTTCATTTGATGAGATGTCAAGGCATGCAGCAGCAACCGAAGTAAGCTTGCGCACGGTTGCGGGGGGCATTAGAACAACCGCTATGATGGGCACGGAGTTAACGACGCTTGCTGCAGATTTCGGTTTGGTTGACAGGGAGACAAGCAAATACTTGCGCACGATTATGATGGTAATAATGCTTGTCTCAACCTGCGCTCGAATGTATAACTTTCTAACTGTTATGACGACTGGGCATAGTGCTGCTGTAGCTGTTGAAACTGCTACGGAAACAGGCGCTATTGCAGCCGAAACTTCTCATTCAGTCGCTCATGGCATTTACGCAGCGGCTTGCAACATTGCAACGGCGGCTCAAAACGCCTTAAACATTAGCCACGCAACTTTTCTGGCTTTAACAGGTGTCGGAATCGGCGTTATCATTGCCGCTGCTGCTGCCGTAGCAATCTTTGCTTCTCAAATGAACGCTGCAACCTCAAGCGTGAAACAGTATAATGCGGCTGCTGCTGAGACGCCTGAACGAACAAGGGGCATAAGCAGGGCTGGTGAGCAAGCAATGTATCGTCGTGGAGTAGAGGGAACACCTTGACAAGTATTGACATTCCTAAAATTGCAGTGGTTTTGGGTTCGGTTACGCCTCCGCAGGGCGATGTCATTGAAGCCAGAGTACATCTGGGCGCCACAAAGGAAGTTAGCAGTTGGGAATTGCTTCTCCAAAATTGGGATAAAAAGTACAGTCCAGACGGGGCATATCCAATCAGCGTTGGCATGGATGGAAGCATAAGCATCGGAAGGGGCACAAATATCCCGCAAATGATTACTTGCCGTGTTGAAAGCGTCAAGTGTGAGTCCACGCCTAACGAAAACTACATAAGGGTCAGCGGTCGATGTTGGGGTGAGAAGCTTTTCCGCAAAGTTGTTACAAAGACGTATTCAAATCAGAAGGGCGAAGCAATTGTTAAGGATTTACTTGATTATTACGCTGGCATAAGCCATGTTAGAGATTCAACAGAACTCGTAGAAAACACGGATACAACTTTTACCAAGCTGGAGTATGATGACACTCCAGTTTGGGATATTATTTGTGCAATAGCTGCTGCAAGCGACAAGTCTGGCGTGTTGCCTTTTGACTTTCGCGTTGCGCCAGATGGTAAGTTTGAGTTCTTCCCGAGAAATGAGAAATCATCATCTGTTAGCCTTACTGATAAGATTGAGCAAAGCGAATACCACAAAGATATCAGTCGTGTGAGGAACAAAATTACAGTTTATGGAGCGGGAAAGAAAAATTTTCCCTCTGACTTGGATTCTTGGAGTGAATCACTTAACGGTTGGACAGCAATCTCTGGAACTCCTTCGTTGGAAACTGGAAGACAACGAAAAGGAACATGCTGCCTTCGTGTTGATGCTGCTGCAAGCATAGAAGCAAATGTTTACCGAACCTTTACTGCTTTAAAGAAACTTCAAACTTTTGTTGTATGGGCTTGGATGCCTGGAAATTTGGGCGGAGGTTATGGTTACGTTAGATTGTGGGCTCCCGACAGTTCAAACTATTTCCAAGCAGACATTAAATCCATTCTTGAAGGCACATGTATTCTACAATGGGGTCTCATTTCGCTGCCTTTAGGTCCCAATCAAATGTATGACCCCGATGCTAATCCTAATGGGCCTTGGACAAGCGTAGGAAATGCACAATGGAATCAAATAAGTGGTCTCCAATTTATTATAAAAACAATCGGCGCCTCTTCATATTATATGTTTGATGGTGATTTAGGCTTCCTGAATCTACCTTTTTCAGCGATACAAGAGGATGCTGGAAGTCAATCTCTGTATGGTTTACGTGAATCCGTCAGTATCGATGAGGAGCTTTGTAGCGATAATGAATGTATGTTAAGGGCAAAAGCTATTCTCGCTCAGCTGAAAGACCCAGCGGAGTATCTTACAATTCGCAGCACGGTCATCGATTATGGTAATACGCCGCTTTTGCCAGCTGATAAAATCCATGTGACATTGCCGAACGAGAATGTGGATGCCGATTTTCGCATTATTAGTGTCGAATATCATGTTGACGCTAAAACACAAACGCTTGAAATAACTTTGGAGTTGGGACGTGAACAGCCTTTGTTGGCTGATTACCTGTATGCTCTCCGCAGTAAAACAGACCATTTGAGCAGGCATAAAATAGGGAGCGTTTTGGCGTGAGGAAGCATACATACAATTACCTTTTGTTAATAATCAGCATAGCAATTTTCTTTTACGGCATCTGGCAACATGACATGGCATGCTGGAGCGCAGTTTGGGGTTCAGGTGCTTGGAAACAGGATTTTTACTTTTGGATTCCATATCTCCACACAAATATCGGCTTGGCTTACGACATAACTTTAGCCTTGATAGTTACAGGTTTTGTACTCAGTATCGTAGCATTATGGTTCTGGAACGATTAATGGAGGCAGTTAAAGCTTGAGTGTTTGGGGCGGCGAATCAATTCATGACGCAATATTAAGCACTTTAACAAGTCCTCCAACTGGAAGGAAAGTTAACAAACTTGCATTCTCGTATAACGGTGATGGTTCCATAAAGGCGATTCAGTTTTTTGACGCAGACAACAATTTGTTGTTCACGTTGACTTTCAGTTATAGTGCTGGCAGCGTCGTCAGCATAACAAGGTCATAGTGGCTCGAAGTTAATCAGCGTGTCTGGTTAACCGAGAAACCGAATTTTTGAAGGAGGAATAAAAAGAAATGAGCATAAAAGAAAAGCCAAAAGTTGTCCTAAAGTGGTGTGTTGAAAAATTCCTTGCGAAAGACAGCAAAGAAATCGAAGAGAAAGGCATCAAGCCGTATGAAGTAGTCACAAAAGAGCACAATTGCCTATTGCATGAGGGCATAACGTTGCTTATGTACCACATTGCGGGCGTCGGCACTTCGGGCAACAAGTGGGATAATTCAAATGCAAGGATAGGCGTCGGCAACGATTCAACGGCTCCTGCCGATACGCAGACAGGTTTGATAGGTGCAAACAAAGCATATAAAGGAATGAACACTGGTTATCCACAGAAAAGCGGTGACCATGACCTTGTTTTCCAAGCAGATTTCATTTCTGGCGAAGCAGAGTTCGCATGGAACGAAGAAACAATAGTTAACGCTGCTGATGACACTGGGGCAAACTTGTGCAGACAAAACACAGCTTTAGGCACGAAACCGTCTAATCAGACCTGGCGAATTACAGGGACAATAACGTGGACTTAAACTTAAAATCACGTGCCCTTCTTCTATAACGGAAGTTAGAAAATGGGTACTTTCGGTAAAACAGACAGCGGCGGTAGTTCAACAGGTTTTGGTTATACCTATAAATACGGCACAAACTATCAAATGGCTAATGTTACAGGTCAACGGCTGAAACGTATATATGTTTACGTTAAAGTTGCTGCAGGTCAAGTAAAACTGGCAATTTATGATGTGCCAAATAATACTCAAACAAGTGATCCGAGTGCTAAAATGTGGGGTTCAGATGGTTTCACGCCTGTTGTCGGCTGGAATTATGTTGAAATTCCTGAGGCTGATAGACCTGCTTTAACGGCTAATCATTGGTATTGGCTGGGACTTAAAGTTTCAAGCACAAGTCTAAAAATTGGTTATGATAGTGGGGTGGATAACAGCGGAAAACGTGGGGATGAAAGTTATGATGAAGCTTGGAGTGACCCGTTTGGCACACCAACAAACAGGAACCTTCAATTTAGCATTTACGGCGAATATGAACCAAGCATTACAGAAAAAAGTTTTTCTGATGTTAGCGGAGGCTCCGACGCCTTCGTCAATCCTTACCGTGCAATGGGCTTCAGCGAAACAGGACAGGGTAGCGAAGCGTTTGGCATACCGTTTAAAGCGTTGCCTTTCGCCGATGTTGGACATGGTGCAGAAGCGTTTAATACGCCTTTCAAAGCAATGGGATTTAATGATGTTGGTTCGGGCGTTGATGTTTTCGCTCTTTTGCGAATGTTAGCCTTTTCAGATACAGGCTTAGGCTCTGATAGTTTTACAAAAGAAATTCTGGGAGCAATTGAGAAGGCTTTTGGTGATGTCGGATACGGAACCGATGTTTTTGCTATTCCGTTGAAGGCGATGGGATTCGCCGATTCTGGTTACGGCGTCGACAGTTTCAGCAAATTCATAACATTCCTAAATAAAACGTTTGCTGACGCTGGATATGGTTCCGATAACTTCGCCATTTTCTTTAAGGCTTTAGCCTTTTCAGACGCCGCGAATGGAGTGGACATATTTACTCTTTTGCGGGAATTAGCTTTTTCAGATTTAGGAAGCGGTGCTGACAGTTTTTCTAAAGAAGTTTTAGGATTGCTTTTGAAAGCGTTTTCTGATGCGGGATTAGGTTCTGACGCTTGGAGGGGTGCTAACCTTATCGAAGCGCCTTTAATCATTGTAACAGTCGATGGAAAAATAATCCTAAGAATTTCAAGGGCGACAAAAAAAGAACCTGATTACATAATGTTAGGTTGAAAAGTAGGCGATTTTACGTGAATAAGAAAAAAGAAAAGTTTGAGCCAGGAGACCTTGTGTGCATATTCTGGAACGACGCAAGCATAGGGTCCAGCTTCACCACGGCGGGAATCCCGATTCTCGTTAAAAGTGTAGGTATATATGTGGGCTACGCTGGACAGCCAAGACACGCAATTCTATGCCAAAACGATTTTAGCTACAACCCTGAATTGCATGATGTCGATTATACGGCTATCCCGTTTCCATGGTTGAATGAAATTCGGGTCCTTCTCAAGGCTTTTGTAACACGTGAAGAGGCAGGTCTGATTCTTGAAAACGTTCTAACAGGCATGGGAACACGGAGAAGACG